CCGAAGGGCCCGGCACGATGTCTTCAGTTACTGCTACCGGGGCAACTGGTGCGGTAACCGTCTGGTCTTTTGCTGCGGCATCTGCTTTGGTGTTACGGGCGACGGCAGGAATAAAACCTACCTGCTCGCGGGAAACAACATCCAGAGCGGTATAGATAGTCGGGATCAACCCGGTCAAAGTGTTCGACATGATTCATTTTTCCTTAGAGATGGGTTTGGGTTGGCTGAGCTATCCAGCTCCGGCGCCCGCCGCCATCCGGCGGCAGGCAAAAGAGGACTAATCAACGATGGTGACACCGTCTTTGAGGGCATTTTGTTTGCCTGCAATATCCAGCGAATCGAATGCATCACGCTTCATGGTTTTCTGCCCTGCCTGATGCTGAGACTGACGTGAACCACCGCCGTTATTGCCACTGGATTTCAGGATGTAGTCTTTTTGCGGGTACTGCTCCACCAGAAATTCCAGCGCTTCATCAAACGAGGCCAGCTCTCCCGGCTTCGAGCGGGAGTAAATTTTGTTGCCTGTGCCGTCATAGGCGACAACTTTACCCTCTTCGACCTTAAACGACTGACCGAAGCGGGCCTGAAGCAGATCGGCAGGGATGGCGATTTTATCGGTGATAAATTTGGAACCGGTGAAGCTACCGCCGATCATCGAATCGTACAGTTGACTTTCCAGCGTTTTATTTTTGTTGTTGGCCTCATCCAGTTGTGCCTGGAATGATTTGGTGATATCCGCTTTCACCTGGTCAACAGCACCCGCGTCGATCAGTTTTTTCTGGTCGATTTTGGTCATCATATCCAGCGCTTCGAGTGCCTTCGCCGGGTCACCGATTTTGGCGAATTTCGCCAGGCTTGCTTCAGCTGCTTCTTTGGCTTCACGATGAGATTTCGCCTCACCGTTCAGAGAGGAGATTTTTCCAACGGCCTGCACAGCATCGAAGCCGATCTCTTTGCCGTCGTCATGTACATAAACGGGAAGCCCGTTCGCATCAACTTCTGCATAGCTCTTGCCGTTTACTTCAACTGTTTTCAGTTTCATGTGGTTACCTTTTTATGGGTCATCCGACCGTTGCGCCGCTCACCATCCGGATCACGGCAATAAAAAAGGCCGCCCGGAGGCAGCCTGTTGATGAAAATGATAATTAAAGCCCAGCGTCACGGAATGCCTGGTCGTCGCGCTCACGCAACTGGTCCAGCGTCAGCCATTCGCCTTTGTCGTTGTAGAACTCATCAGGAGACATGCCGCCATCACGAATCAGCCTGGCACGCGTCACACCGACAATCTGGGACTGCCGCGTGAACGACTGCCGGGAGAACCAGTCCTGGTAATTTGTGTCAGCCGGAACCTGTCCATCCATGATGGCACGCGAGCTGTCCTTGATTTCGCCGACTTTGATACCCAATTCCTCGGACGATTTCAGGATGTAAGTTTCGGTGCTCCGACAGCAAAAGTGGATTTTCCCGGGTCCCTGCAGATACGGCACCTTATGGCCGATAGGCTTGTTATCCAGGGTGTACTTGAGGCGATCGCGAATACGACAGTCTTTTGACGTTTTATTGTCGAGTGTGGACAGCCACTGTTTCCCCTTCAGGATGTCGTCGTTAGCATCCGCAAAGCTATTTCGCGCCGTTGCCGCAAGATGCCCTACAGCTGTTTTGGCAATGCTGCCGGCGTTGGCCCTGCTCATCTGCAACGCGCCATCCTGATAACCACGGTTAGCGTGTCCGCGTACCTTGCGGGCTATCTGCTCATGCGTATCACCCAGCAGAAATCCCTGCCGCACCGTATTGCTGATACGCGCCATGCGATCGGCTTCAAGGTTATCAGCCCACTCACTGAGCAGGCGCCCCTGAAATGGCTGCGCCATCGCCGCGGCATACACTGCATCCGGTGAAATACCCACCAGCGGGTGAAGCGATAACACATCATCGGGGATCGCAAACTGGAACAGGCTCAGCTGAAAGCCTGCTTCGTGCTGAGCGAGTTGCTGCAGTTCATCAGATAGTCCGGCGTACATTGACTGCACAGCCTCGCGATTGAGAGCCCTGACACTACTGAGCAGCGCTTCCAGTCGCGAGACGGTAAAGCTGTCCGCATCCAGGCTATCCATCGCCACCAGCAATCTGGCCGTCAGTTCCGCATCGCTGTCATTCAGGGTTTTTATCATCCTGTTTGCAACGCTGGTGCTGTACCGCGCAATCCATATCGCATGCGCTATCGATTCATCCTGAAGCTTGTCATTCGCCGTTGCCATTTGCACCACCCGGGTTACTCAGTCCGCCGGCCAATGTGACCTGCTGATTTCGCAGCTCGTCGATTATCTCTTCGGGCTTCGCATCCGGATCGATAAATTTCAGAGCCTGCAATACGCGAACAGCATCGACCTGACGTATATCACCACCCTGACGGAGCGACTGAACAGCTGTTGCAGCTGCGGAATCAAACGTCTGGGCTGAAACATCCAGCTCGGTGCGTACGTCGACATTGCCGCCTTCTTTCTCGCCCAGCCATTCCGCCATGATCTGCAGAATGTTATCGAGGGCGTCCTCAAGAGAGCTCGCCATCGTATACAGAGGGGAGTTTTCCTGCATGCGCTCTTCATTGGTCTGATCAACGGATTTGGTAGAGGTATTCTCGGCACGTAAGAGTTTTGCCCCGGCCTGCCGCATCTGATCTTCCAGTTTTTCCAACGACGTTTCACCAGCTTCAATCGCAGCCCCGGTATGCTCGACATATTCCAGTCCCTGGCGCTGACGGTCATCGAAACGAGTCGCAGAGGAAGAACCTATCGTCAACGTTTCGCCATCAGCCAGACCGTAAGCCACCAGCAACGGCACGCGAGCGACATGAAGTATGTTGTCCTGTTCACTCTGACTCTGCCAGTGCTTGATATTCAGTAGGGCGAGATTAAGAAGTGGCGGTGATCCACGCATGAAACCAGTGCGTTTCGTGTAGAGCGTTACCAGCGTTATATCGTTGCGGCTGGTTGCCCATTCTTCGTGAAGCGTCCATTGCGCTACTCCATTATCGCCTGCTTTGCGGCGGTATATTTCAACCTTGCCGGGCATGATATGCCGAATTTGTTCAACCTTTGTCTGCCCGTAGTCATCTCCATCAACAATGATTGATTCACGAATACGCAAATCTGTGAGGATGACCTTTCCGCCTTCAACTTTCGACTTCCAGCCTATGACCTGTCGAGGGTTCAGCATCGTAACGTATGGCCTGCTCCCGGCTGCTATTTCATCAGCTTTTGTTCTTACGGACTGAGGATCCACTCGGGGATAGTCCACCAGCGCATGAACCAGACCATACTGAAATCCGATGCTAAAGAATTGCTGCGCCCACACATCAAGGCGATTGCCTTCCATGTCGATGTCAGTCGATAGCTTTCTGATGCTTTCGGGCGCGCTTTCGCTCAACACCGTAGGCTCAGCAAATACGCGCCCTATGTTTTGTTTGATCGCTTCTTCATAGGCAGGGAGCAGGGTTGCAACCGCTAATCGTTCTTTGTAGCTTTCAGGGGCTTCATTGGGCCATTTCGGAAGATACAACTTCCCCTGCCGGCGCATTTCCAGCGTGCCGCCCATCAGCGCATCATTAATATCCCATGCCTCAACCATGTCGTTATAGTCGAGGTTGGGCGTTGAAATATCAGGCATGGTTTTACATCCGCAGTTGGGTGACTTTTCCAGTCGGTTTGATAATCGGGAATTGCTTCACAATAAAATACCCGCCAGCATCGTTAGGGTGGTCGTTATCAGCTTTTTTGTCAGGTTCTCCGTTTTCGCCCCAAACCTGTTGCTCAAGCGATTCGGTGTACACCGGGCACCGCTTTACATTCACTTTGTAGCGACGTTCACCGTTACCATTGCAGAACATGGCGTTCATGGAGTTGATGCGATCTTTTACTGGCGGGTTTGAATCATTCACGATCACATTAAATCCAGCCTGTTTAAGCTGTGCGATATCCGTAGTACTGGCATGGGCTGACTTGCGAGAGTCACCCGAGGCGTCCGGGTAGATATAGATTTCCCGCACCTTTCGGTAGTCATGGCCGTCATATAGCCAGAACCGCTCTTTGATGATGCGAATAATGTCCGGGGTGTCGTAAGCCTTGATGATTTCAGTAACTGCACAGGGAAGCCCAAAACGGAGCACATGAACAATTCCGGCCATCTTCCCGACGTTGAAATCCATACCGATATACAGTGGCTCTCCGGGCTGCTCTTCCTCATGGCAATTATTCAGCTGACGATCAAACTGATGGTAAATCGTCCCGCTTGTAAGGTTGGTGAACTGGCCACGCAGATAAGCCTTGATCAGCTCCGGCGGATATGACTCCATCAGTGACGGGATGTAGTCCGCCGGCAGGTTCTTTTCGTTGTCGAACGTCGAGGCCTGCACCAGGCCGTACAGCGTTGAGAGCGAAGGCTTATCGCGAACAGCCTTTGCGAACTGCTGATAAACGAATTTAAAGCCTTCCGGCGTCGTTGTGACGTCAATTCCGTTACGCAGGCCGGGCACCTTGTAACGCATACGCGCGATGATTTTTCGCCAGGCTAACTGTGCCTTTTTGGCGGGCATTACGTCCAGCTCATCAATCAGCGCGTTACCGATTTTAAAACCAACGATGGTTTGCGGTTTCTCCATCGAGCGGCAAATTGTCGTGCCGCGATACTGGCGCCCCGCGTAGAAGTGGACCTCTTTGTTCCCCTCGTTGATTTTGACATTCAGCCCCCAGTCGTGGGCCACTTCCTCAACAGTGGGATAAAAGATGTCACGGATCTGCGGATACGTTGGCGCAAAATACCCCTGGTTGATTTTGGGGTGTTCCCACATCCCTTTGCAGATACCGCCGCAGCCGACCCACGTTTTACCGGAACCGAAGCCGGCGACATAGGCCTTAAATTTGTACTGCATCGCAAGGAATTTGGCCTGAGGGATGTTAAGCGTCGGTGCTATCGCCATCCTCTTCCCTCACTCGTGCATCGACTACGTTGATATTGATTGCAACTGGCGTTGGTTCGTCATCCTCCGGGTCAGCGGCCAGCTCTTTACGGAGCTTGTCGATCTCCAGCTGCCGGCGCTCGATTTCAATCTGCTGCAGACGCTGGGCGAACTCACTATCAGCCAGGCCGAGACGTTTTATCACCGCCTCGTACATGCGCTCACGGCTGATGGCGGTTATCTCAATGCCATTCTTACCAAGCTTCACGCCGGAATAGGCAAGCGCTGCATCAGGCGCCAGTTTGCGCGTATCGGCGAAGAAAGGCTGGCCTACTCCATCACCATTGCAGCGGGGGCATTCCGGGTTAGGTGCGCTGGTGTGGTCGTAGCCGTATCCGCCATCATCCAAAGGTTCTCGACGTTTACGCTCAAGTGCCTCGAGGCGTTTCTCTTCGTACTCTACGGCATCGCGCCATTGATACTGATGACCGAAGCCCCAGCAGTAACGGCAACTCCCGCGGCGATACTGTGATAGCTGGTTGGCGTCGAAGGTGGCCAGGCGCCACATCTGCTCAAGCACTTCATCAGCACTTCCAAGCGTGCGCACAATGGATGCTTTCTGCTGCTGCGCAATGGCCTGCGCAATACTAACTTTTGCTAACAGCCTTGCTCCCTGCTCATTCGCTGTCTTCTTGCTGTACCCGGCACGGATAGCAGCCTGCGTGGCGTTGTTGTCCTTCAGGTATTCCGCGACAAATAAACGCTGTTGATCGGTGAGGCCATCATCATCCACCAACTCTTCTGCGCACTTTTCCTTTTGCGCAGTGCGCAATTTCTTCTGCGCAGGTTTTTGCGCAGTTTGCGCAGTGGGTTTCTTGATATATCGGCGGGCAGTAGCGTAATTGAGTCCCTGCGCTTCACACCAATCCTTTGGTGATACGCCGGTTGCGGCATGATCGGACAGGAACCGTTGCTGAAGCTCGCCCCAGTCCGGTTTTGCCATAGATTACTCCGTATTCTTTCGCACTGGTTCCGCCTTCACTTTCTGGCTAATACCGTGTTTAGTGATGAGCGCGGCTATCTTTTCGTAATCAGGTTCGCGCTGGAACATCAGACAGAATAAAGTCAGTGTCTTGACGTAGAACGGTAGCCACCAGCGGCTTTTAACTTCTATTGAAATCATGCATACCGGCATAGGCTCCCCCTATTCGATAACCATTAAAAAAGCCACCCGTAGGTGGCATTTGTGATGATTACTCAGCGGCGGTATCAAAAAGCGCCAGAGCTTCGGTCGCCTCTTGAACCGCTTTGATGGTTCTTGCAACCACTTCCGATTCAGTTGTCACGCGGCTGTACTGCTGGATGAAGAGCTGATATTTGAGCTGGCTATCCTGGACGAACGCAATCGCCTCTTTTGCGGCTGCTGTGTCGTAGTTCAGGGTGGAAAACAGATTCAGTCGGATCTGTTCTGCTGGTGTGATCTCTGACATGTCTTACCTCTGTGCGATGTGGGGAGCATTATCGAAGCCACTCAGCCAGTGGCTTCTGTAATATCCTCACATGGGGATGAAGGCTGGTTTATCCCTTAGTGGGGTTAACAGTCAGCATCTGGCCGGGCAACTGCGCGGCATGCCCACATACAGGCTTCCTGCATTTTGGTACGCGCGATAGCCATGCAGCGCAAAGCCTCTGCTCTATCGGTTTCGGCCTGACTACCGCTCTCGACAACTTCAGCCGTTGCAACCTCTCGCTCTGTATCGAGCAGACTGCAAAAATGCCGGCTGACACCTTTGAGGCGGTTCATCCGCTCAATGTCGCCAGCGGTTAATGTGCGGTAGCCTTTTACAGTGCTGCCGTCCTGCGGTTTTGCTTCACTCATTTCGTAGCCTTTTCGGTTGATTGGGGGCAATTGGCCAGCACAGATTTGTTGTGCGCCAGAATGTCGCGCTTGGTCTGCTTATCCAGCACGTCGATATCGTGGTCAGTCAGGTAAATGATCCGCACCCAACTGCAGGCCGTGTCAACGACTACCGGGGCGGGTGAAGTGCTCACGCAGCTCCCGATCAACATCGTCATCAGGCATATGACTAACACTCTGCTGTACATCACTGGCCCCTTTCACAACTTCCGCCTTACGTTCTGCCGAGGCGACAGTAGCAGCGGCTTTTTCTTCGGTGCGCTGCTGCTCGGCCTTTGATTCAGCCTTACTGGTCCCGCGAGCATGACCAATGCCAAACGCGCCAGCGATAACCGCCAGCAAAGCAGTTGCCAGACCAATAATCATTTCAATGCCCATAGTGACCTCATACCAGTACAGATTTAGCCAGGTTAAACAGCGCTCGGCGTTTATCCAGACCGTTTCGACCACCGTTAATAAGCAGCGTTACACGCTCCACGTCGCCGGAATGAAGCAGGCAGCCGTGGGAGACATAAAACCATGCGGCGGAACGAGCTGCGTAATCATCTCGCTCCAGCAGCTCAGGCTGGGTGACAAGTTCAAGCTTCAGCGCCAGTCCGCAGCTGCGATAGTTGCTCAGGCCCGTGACTTGTTTCAGGCCGCGACCGCGATATTTCCAGCCATCACCAGCAACCTGATTTCCGAGGTTCTTTTTCCCCCACTCGCCACCATAGACCAGATTTGCGATTGCTCGCTGATTAGCTGGTTGTGTTGCCGTTCTGCCGAGTGCGGCGGCCTGCTGGGCGGTGATACGGTGTTTACCGAACGTAGGCACAAGGCTATCTGCTGCATAGTTCAGATTTTCCACCAGCCTGGTAAAGCCTCCGGACTCATGTCCCATCTGGGCAATGAACATTGCCTGATCGAGTGGAGCAGTGATTCCAAACTCTTTCATCGCGGCTGCAATATGCGGAAACCAGCGCGCAGCTAACCCGGCGCTGATGCCAGCCGCCTTTTGAAATTGTGATTGATTCATTAGTGCCTCAGTGCATCAACCAGACGCGCTACATTGCCTCTAACGCTCAGCAGCACAACAAGGATCATGATATTGGCCGCGATGGTGGGCCATGATGAATAGGGATAGATGCCGCACAGATACGCCAACGGCACAGAGCTGTATATCACTGTTATCAGCCATGCCAGCAGCGACACCCACTTACGATGACGTGAGTCTCTACGTCGATAGAACATCAACGTAACAACGACACCAGCACATAACAGCGCATTGATGGTTGCAGTAGGATCATTTAGTACCACCGGAACCTCCCCGGCGCGTTATTAGCGCCACCAGCGAGCCAATATCCTGATTGTTCAGGAAGGTGAGTATTTTTACGGCC